TGGCCAGTATCCTGAACGAGATAGCCGATTGAGCTGGACTGCGGATCGCCGACCAGCCACTTGTCGTATATCCAGACCATGTTGCGTGCCCGGTACTGGCTGAAACCGACCACTGCGGTGGTCAGAGTGAACCAGACGGGCTGCTCCAGAGCCTCAGATGCGGAGGCATCGTAGACCACCGTGCGGTCTGGCAGGTGGACATAGAGGTGCTGGTGGTTCTTGTCGTTGCGTGCTTCTAGCTGAACCTTGACCAGTTGCGCCTCGGTGTACTGAAGGAGCAAATTGTCAATTTCTTGCGTGCTGATTTTCTGGGTGGTGGCCGCTGCGCCAAGATAGATGCCTGGGGCTTCATTGCGGCCACCGCCCAAGAAGGCAATGCGTTCCAAGTAGATGCAGCAGGCGTGCGTGCCAAGAGCGCCCTTTTGGACTTGTGCGCCATCAATGCGTGCAAATGGGAACAGCTCTCCTCCCACGTTGTCGAAGACCTCCATCGTGTTGCTGTTGATGGCATAGACCTCATTGCGCAGCTTGATGAGTGCCACAACAGGATCAGGGTCAACTTCTGAACTGCCATATTTCAGGGGGTTGACCTGGGTCGGGTTTGATAACTCGGTGACGACCAGGTTTGCGCCATCGGTGGTCATGAAGTAGCCATCCACCCAGCAGAAGTCCAGCACCACGCCAAGGTCTGGATCAGTGACTTGCCGCAAGATTGGAGCTGTTGGGTTCCAGCCTATGGTTCCAGGCGTGTTGACTGGAATCCAGTAGTACAGTCGCCCACCGGATGCAATGGCAAGCACATCAAAGCTGTAATCCATCGTCACCAGCTCGGTGACTGGGCCACCAACATCGCCCAGCACGGTCACAGCGCCATTGCTGGCCACGGACACCAGCTTGGTGCCCATCACGCGATAGCAGACGCCATTCCAGTTGATGCCGCCACGGTCAACGCCTGGGCCTGTGCCGTTGGCCACAATGCCATCGCCAGGACGCAAAAAGCCATTGCTGATGCCTGACGCCTTTGGCACCGGCACCATGTTCACAGGGTATGCGGTGCGCAGTTCTGGAGTGTTGTCAGCGTAGATTCCGCTTAGGATTGGAACTTGCATGGCATCACTTTTTGGCTTTGTTGCGTGCTGAGATTGCCTTGGCCTTAGACCGTGCGTCCTCTTTGGAGCTTGCGCCCCAGGCTTTCAGACTGAGAAGCAGCCTGGTCGGCTCGCCGTTTTTCATCTCTGGGCCAGGCATGTTGCCCATGCGAGCCAGAAACGATGCCCTGCGAGGATTGTCGCCCGACTTAACGGGAGGCTTTAGATTCATGCCCTCAGCCTTGGCCGCAAGTCTGCCCTTGGCATTCAAGCCGCCCTTTGGGTTCTGCCCTTCCTTGCGCTGCCATGCCGGTGTTTTCATCTGTACCTCGCCACTTTTGCGGCCACCTTCTTGGGCTGCTTTGCAAACTGTTTTCCCTTGGATGTGGCCTCGCGCTTGGCGCGTGTTGTTGCAGCGTACTCAGCCGGGGTCAAAGCCTTGATTGCCTTCTCGGGAAGATAGCGCTCTCCCGTCTCGCTGGACGGCTTGCCAGACTTGGTGCGCCAGTTCTGTGCACTCCAGTCCTTGAGCGATTTCTGCGTGGCCTTCATGACTTGTAATCTCCACCTTTGGCCTTGTACTGCTTGGCCAGCAACTGCGCCTTGCGAGCTGACCATTGTCCAGCTTCAGTGCCCTGCACAGCCTGTCCTTTGATCTTCTCAAACAGGTTCTTGCGCATAGTCGGCTTGGTGTAAACAGCCGCCCTATTGACAGAGGACTTGGGCTTGGTGGCCATTACGCAACCACCGCACCACGGAAGCCAACAACCCACCAGTCAGTACCAGCAAACTGCAGAGTTACTGAATCTCCAACGGCATTGAAGGTGATCGTGGTAGCACTTCCAAGATTGGCTGGAGTCAAAACACCGGTATCACCACCAGCCGCTTCTGCGACATAAATAATTGTTTTCAGTTGCCCCTGTGCGCCATCAGCAAGAGTCAACGCATTGCCAGTTGCAGTTGAAGTAAAAGCAGTGACAAGACTTGTGATATTTACCGCACCTGGGCCACTCAATGCCTGAACTGTTGCAGATGCCCCTGTACCGCCATTGGCAACTGGCAGAGCGCCAGTCACGCCTGTGGTTAGCGGCAACCCAGTACAGTTTGTCAATGCCCCAGACGTTGGAGTCCCGAGAATTGGGGTCACCAGCGTTGGTGTGTTTGCAAATACATTTGCGCCTGTGCCAGTTTCATCGGTCAACGCAGCGGCAAGATTGGCGCTGCTTGGGGTTGCCAAGAAAGCGGCCACGTTTGAAGCTAAACCAGATATGCCAGTTCCAATCGGTAAACCAGTGCAATTGGTCAGAGTACCTGATGTTGGCGTGCCAAGGATTGGTGTGATTAAAGTCGGGGTGTTGTTGAAAACCAGCACGCCTGTGCCGGTCTCATCGGTCATTGCCGCACGCAGATTGGCGCTGGTTGGGTTTGCCAGCCAAGTTTGCACACCAGCGGCATAAACCGTCTCAGCGTTGATCTGATACCAGGAATTCGTTGCCTGGTAGAACCTGATTGCTGTTGCGGTGCCAGCGGCTAGCGAAGTCACGCCACCAAAAATAGCAGTCGCACCATTGAGCGCAATAGTCAGCGAGGTGATTTCTTGCGTGGTCGTAATCAGCACCGTGGTGCCATCAGGCACGCCAGTGTTCAATGGCAGGGTGATCGTGCCAGTGGCAAGTGTTCCAGCAGGCTGCAAGAGCATCCACTGGTCATTGCTGACGGGTGTTGGCACAGTGATGTTAAAACCTGTGCCTGGAACGTATAGGTTCGTCGCCAAGGTCGGAGATGCAAACGTCTGCTGGAAATATTGCAAAAGCTGCGTGACCGAGACCCTGCGTGCGTCACCATTGTTGGGCACATAGATCGGGAGCTGATCGCCACCGGATACTTGAGAAATGGGCGATAGTTGATTGATCGTTGGCATGACTGCTGTTCCTCAGTAGTATTCGATTGGGCCGTCTTGACCGGCCAGGACGGGATCGGCTGGTGGACGAATGAATGGATTGTCGTAGACGCGCCAGGGCTTGTTGCCTGCGCCTGCTGGCATGGTGCTGGGCAGTTGCTGCTCCATTGGCATGGCAGCACGGGACAGGAGCGTGTTGTACGACTCCTTGGCCGTGGCCTTGGTGTCAGGCATCACCTGCTTGCCGTAGCTCGGGGCCAGCTTAATGGCCAGGTTGGTGTAGATGGCCTCGTTGGAGCTGTCTGGCACATTGGTCTGCTCATCCAGATCGCTGTCTTGGGGGCTGGATGGCAGAGGGTATGCCAGACGAATGCCCAGGGCATTCCAGGCAGCCAGCATGGTGTCCAGCCTGCGCAGAGCAGATTGCATTTGCTCTGGGCCAAGGTCGAAGGCATAGGAGGCCAGGCCAATCTCATCGAAAGCCTGCTCAATAAATTGGCGCTTGGTCCATCCCATGTCATTCTCCTGTAGACAGTCTGTCCTGGATCAATTGTCCCAGCTTTTTGTCCTTTGTGCGACCATCAAACTTGATTCCAAGTTCTGTCGCCTTGGCCTCCAGCTCGGTGCGGGTTGGAGGTGCATCATCTGGCGCTTTCACCTCAATGGCATCAATGCGGGATGGGTAATACTGCTTGATCGCTTTGCGCTCAAGCATCGCAACCTTTTTGGCTTTGCGCTTTTGCAGCCGCAACTCTCGCCACGGGGCGAGAGTTTTGGTCTTGACGATTGCGGCTGACTTAATCATTTCATCTTCTTCATCGGCGCTTTGCTTGGCTTGCCTGCGGCTTTTGCTGCCTTGGCTGCCGTGCTGAGTGCCATTGCAACAGCTTGCTTTTGTGGCCTGCCCGATTTCATTTCCATAGCAATATTCTTGCCGATGGATTTCTGAGAGTAACCTTTGGTCATTGGCATTTCGTTCTCCAGTTAAAAAAACAGGCCAACATCTCTGCTGGCCTGTCTGTTTCACTTACATGATGCGGTACACAACGAATGTGTCAGCAGCAGTCTTGCGGATGCGGAAACGTGCCGCAGCACCAGCGCCAGCACCAGTTGCAGCAGAACCCACGATAGTCACGCCAGTGTTGACCGTCAAGGTCAAAGCAAACGCAGCCAAAGTGATGACGCTGAAGTCGAATGAGTCATCAATAGCCCACTCGGTTGCAGCATCCAGCGCAGCGCCTGTTGGCAACTGGATGTCACGGCTTGCCGTTGGCGTTGCTGTGATGATGCTGGTCAACAGGTTAGCCGCAGTAGCAGCCATCGAACCACCGTCAGCAATGTTGGCTGGCGCTGGTTGAGTCTGCCAGTTGCCATTGTTGCTGATGGTCGGTGCTGTGCCGACAGCATAATTAGCGCCCGATGCACCAGCCTGAATTGTCACGATGGTGGCATTGGTGAATGCCGGTGAAACATAGGTGGTGTTCTCGACAACAGTTAGCAGGTCTTGCGAATCAGGAAAATTGGGGAATCCAACTTCCTGAAACACGCTTGCCGGTGAGAAGGCCTGAACGGCGATTTTTTCGCCAGCGGGCACAGTGACAACGGCCGTGCCCTGGGTAAAAATTACTTGATAGCTCATGATGACTCCTTATGCTTGACCGAACAGCAAGATGCCAGACATTTCTGGCTGCTTATTGACCACACCAAACAAGGTATCGAGACGATACTTGGTTTTCATGGTGTTGACATCGTATTGCTTCTGCATGACCAGCTCGATGCCTTGGTCGGTGCTTGCACGCATCACTGCGACACCAGCATCAGACGGGACAGCGTAACGGCCAGGCAGAATCTCCAGCGCATCTTTCTGCCAGAAGCAGTTGATGGGTGCTGCAGCCACGTTCAGGCGAGTGATGGTGCGGCCAGCGGCAGGAGTCACTATGACGTTTTGATACTGCAACTCAGCGTCAGTGCCACCCTGGGCCGAGATGATCGGTGGGGTGATGACGCAGGTCGTGGCGTTAACCACTTGCACCACACGGAAGGTCTTGGCAAAGCCAGTGCCCTGTTTGGTGATGTGATGCACAGCCTCAACGCCTTGAATCTGAATCGGCGTACCGGCAGGCAGGTCGGTGGTGCTGGAGACCGTGATGGTCTGGAAGCGGTTGTCCACGTTCTGGGTCTCGCCGGTGGCGGCAGTCTGGGTTGCTTGCGGAACGTAGTAGTTACCGGCAGCAGCCAAGGTGCTCATCGTCGGGTCTGAACCAGTGCGAGCTGCGATGCGGTTTGCATAATCCAGCTTGTAGGTGTCAAAGCCTGCAACCATGCCGACATAAGAACGCTCGAAAGCGGTATTCGACTTGTTGCCAGAGAAACTGCGAGATGCACCACCGCCAGTCGCGCCACCAGCAATGTTGCCTGCGATGCCGTTGTAGTCGCGCGACGACAGGGCCAGGTAACGATCAAACGCTTGCACACCCTGCTCGTTCATGATGCTGTCGCACAGGGCCACATCGTCGTAGTCACCAGCAGCGGTATTCACGGTCACGACCAGCGAGCCTTGGGCTGCGGCCACGTTCATGATGGCGATGTTGATGTCAGATGCCAGCTTCTGCTTTGCAGCTTCGCCCAGGCGACCTTCTTGCAGTGCATCACGCAGCTCAAGTGCATCCAGGATGAACGGCACGGACTTCTGAAAGCCGAGCGTT